CTATCCAATTTCAATAGGTGCAGGCGGTGGAGCAGCACCAGCCGATAATACAAAAGGATGTAATGGTGCAAATTCAACTTTTTCAACAATAACATCAGCTGGAGGCGGTTTTGGTGCCGCTGGTTCTGGTACGCCAGAAGTGGGTGGACCAGGCGGTTCAGGTGGTGGAGGTACGGAAGGTAACCCAGGCGGTACAGGAAACACTCCCCCAGTATCCCCAGCACAAGGTCAAAATGGTGGTCAAGGTCAGCCAGGCAATGTTAATGCTGGTGGTGGCGGTGGTGGCGCTGGAGCAGTAGGAGGCCCTGCACCAAATCCAAATGTTGGTGGAATAGGTGGAGCAGGTTCTTATATTCCTGATGGTTTTGTTGGTCCAACAGCCCCAAGTTATGGAACACCGGGTCCAGTAAGTAACACAAGATATTTTGCAGGAGGCGGTGCTGGATCATCAAACGAACCATCGGTACCTGGAGGTCAAACTGGAGGAGCAGGTGGTGGTGGAAAAGGTGGCGGTGGAGGTCCAGCAGTAGCTGCAGGAGACGGAACTACTAATACAGGTGGTGGTGGCGGTGGAGGTTCAGGAGATGCAACTTGTGCTGGTGTAGCAGGTTCAGGAGGATCAGGTCTTGTAATGATTAGGTACAGATATCAATAAATTATGCTATTGATATTAAATTTTAACTATTATATAAACTAACACAGGAGATTAATTATATGGCTCATTATGCAAAATTAGGAATTAACAGTAAAGTAATTGCGGTTCACGTAGTTGCTGATAAAGACTGTAAAAATGCGGATGGTATTGAAGACGAAGAAGTAGGAAGACAGTTTTTAGAAAACATTTTTAATTGGCCACTTTGGAAAAAAACATCTTATAATACAGCACGTAATAAACATACTTCAGGTGATGACTCAAAAGCACTTAGAGGTAATTATGCTGGTATTGGTATGACTTACGATGAAGATAATGATATTTTTATTCATAAAAAACCTTATCCTAGTTGGGTTCTTAATATAGCAACAGCAAGTTGGGAATCTCCGATAGGAGCAGCACCAGAAATAACTGAAGAAGAAAGAGGATCCTATCAATACGATTGGAACGAGAGTACAGGGGCTTGGGATAAAATAGCCGTCTAATTGACTTTTAAGGTGATTGTGGTAGAAAGTAGATATGCAGAAGAAAGTGTTATCTGAAATAGATATGTATTATGGCACTATAGAAACGCCTAAAGGTTTTGAAATAAAAAGAGATGTTTTAAAAAACTTTATTTTAAATTCTTTTATAAAAAATCAAACAATGAGTAATAATCAATTAGATTATTCTTATGCAGATTATGAATTACCCCACAGTCGTGAATATAGTTTTTTATTAGATTATATAAGAGATCATTTTAATGAAAAATATTGCAAATCATTAGTTCTAAAAAATAAATGGGGAAACGTATATCATTACAATCAAAAATCTTTTACTAGACACACAGTAGACCCAGTAGATTTAAAAAACTCCCCTGATTATACTTTTATATATGCCGTAGATGTAAGCAAAGATTCAAGTGGTGTTGTTATAGAATTTGATGACAACAGAAGAAAAAACAGAAGTTGGCATTTAAAATTAAATAATAATGAATTTGTTTTATTCCCTAGCGTGCAAAAATATTTTATTACTCCCAATAAATCAAAACAATTAAATGTGTGGTTAACTAATACTTATGAATTTATCTAATTATTTCTATTACTTTCAATCAGCAATACCGCCTAGAATTTGTGATATGATTGTTAAATATGGTAAAACAGAAAAACAAAAAGAATTAACCGCGATTACTGGAGCAGTAGGTCGAGGTAGAGACATCAAGAAACAACCTATTACAAAAAAAGAAATGAAAGAAAATAAAAAGAAAAGAAATTCAAACATAGTTTGGATGAGTGATAATTGGATATATAAAGAAATACATCCTTATGTGCATCAAGCTAACATAAAAGCTGATTGGAATTTTACTTGGGATTTTTCAGAATCTTGTCAATTTACAATCTATAGACCTGGTCAATATTATGATTGGCATCGCGATAGTTGGGATAAACCGTATGGTGAAGAAGGACCATTAAAAGGTAAGAATAGAAAATTGTCGGTAACTGTTTCTTTATCTGACCCCAATGAATATAAAGGTGGCGAACTAGAATTTGATTTTAGAGAAAACGAACCTGATAAAAAAAGAAATACTAGAACTTGTACAGAAATATTACCTAAAGGTAGTTTGGTAGTTTTTCCAAGTTTTGTATGGCATCGAGTTAAACCCGTAACAAAAGGAGTGAGGTATAGTCTAGTTATATGGAACTGCGGCTATCCCTATAGATAATATGAAAGAAGGAACACAAAACACTAGCACTAATGTTAAATTTAATAGCGCTGCTTATTTTAGCACGCCAGTATGGGTAGCAGAGGCTCCTGTATTTCTTAAAAAAATGTTAAAACTTACTGATGGGTATTTAAAAACTACTGAAAAGAAAGTTATGAAAAAAGCCATTGCAGAAAGGGATAAAAAGTATGGAACTAAATTAGGTGATTTTGGTTTATCTAATCATTCTGAATCTTTTAATGGAGATCCAAAAGCTAAAGAGTTTGTAAATTTTTGTGGTCAACGAAGTTATGAATTTTTAGATTGGTGTGGTTTTAATATTAGTCAACACAGTTTACATTTTACAGAATGTTGGGTTCAAGAGTTTAGTAAAAAAGGAGCAGGCCATCACGACATTCATACTCATTGGAATCAACACGTATCAGGATTTTATTTTTTAAAATGTAGTGATAAAACATCACTACCTGTTTTACACGACCCAAGACCGGGTGCTCAAATGACAAGACTTCCACAAAAAGATCCTAGTAAAATTACTTTTGCTAATGATGCTGTTCATTACAAAGTGCAACCTGGAACAATGGTGCTTATTCCTGGTTATACTCCACATCAATATCCTGTAGATATGGGAGTAGAACCTTTTAGATTTATACACTGGAATATACAAGCTGTTCCTTCTTCTATTAGTAATCAAAATTCTATGAAAAAATGAGTTGGTATAAAACACAAAAACAAATGATTGAAGAATTAAATTTAGACATTTTTTCTAAAGATCCAATAAGTAAAGTTATGGATCCAATGAGTCCTATTGATGTTCACAACAATCATTACATTATGGAATTAAAAAATAGAGAAGCCTACGCGCCAGAAACATTTAATGGCTCTTTAATAGAAAAAATGAAATACGATTATTTAATTAAAAACTGTGGAACTAAAATTCCTGGTTATGTGTGTAGGTTTAAAGACGGATCTTATTGGGCTTGGAACTTAAAAAAAATAAATGAACCTAAATGGTATGATAAAAAACTTCCAGAGACAACGCATTTTGAAAGAAAAGAATGGATTAATAAAAAAGTAGGTGATTTAACATTACAAGAAGGAGTAAAATTAATATGAGTTTTAAAAAAAATAAATATATAGTTATTAAAGAAGCTGTGCCAAAACAAATAGCTGAATTTGTATACAATTATTTTATATTGAAACGACAGGTTGCCAGAACATTATTTGATAAAAGATATATATCTCAATTTACAACAGAATTTGGTGTGTGGAATGATGAGCAGGTGCCTAATACTTACTCTCACTATGCAGATATAGCTATGGAAACTTTATTGCTTAGAACTTTACCTATTATGGAAAAGCATACTAAATTAAAATTAAACCCTACATATTCTTACGCAAGGATTTATAAACAAGGAGATGTATTAAAAAGACATAAAGATAGATTTAGTTGTGAAATATCTACTACTTTAAACTTAGGTGGAGATTCTTGGCCCATATATTTAGAACCAAAAAAGAACGTAGGTATACCTGATGGTAAAAAAATAACTGTTTCCACTAATAATAAAGGAGTTAAAGTTGATTTAAGCCCTGGCGATATGTTGGTCTATAGAGGTATGGAGCTAGAACATTGGAGAGAAGAGTTTCAAGGTAAAGACTGCGCACAAGTATTTCTACATTATAACGATCAAAAATCTAACGACTCCGATAAAAATATCTTTGATAAACGACCTCATTTAGGACTTCCATCTTGGTTTAAACAATGATACTAGTAAACAGGAGTGTCTGGATCCACCAATCACCCCAGACACTCTAGTTTATTAGGATTATATGAATTTAGGATTTGCAGCATTTGGCGAAAGTACCTTTGGAGGTATAGGAGATACAGGCGGTACAATTTTTATTACCGGTATTGGCTTAAGTTTATCTACAGGTACCGTAACAGCTAGTGCAGGATCCATTGTTTTACCTACTGGTTTAGAGTTAACAGTCTCAACAGGAACGGATATAACCTTTACAATTAGTGGTTCTACTGGTACATTGACAGGAGTACCGTTGACATTATCAACAGGAGACGAAAATATAATTACGTGGAATACTATTGATCCAAATACTACTTCAGTTTGGACACCGATAGATCCAGCAGAGTAGGAGATAAAATATGGCATCATCATATTCAACAGATTTAAAACTAGAAAAAATGACAACCGGTGAAAAAGCTGGTTTATGGGGAACAGTCACCAATACAAATTTAGAAATTTTAGAACAAGCAGCATCTGGATACATCAGCGTTGATGTAGCTTCTTCAGATGTAACATTAGATTTAACTCAAGGCGCTACATCTAATGGTAAAAATTTAATGTTTAAACTAACTGGCACTTTAGCAGCTAATAGAAATTTTATTATGCCAGCTTCTTCAGAAAGAGTTTTTGTTGTTCAAGACGCTACTACAAGATCTTCTTCTAACTATACATTAATAGTTAAAACTGCATCAGGAACTGGCTATACTATGCCGGTAGGCGCTACTGCTTTAGTCTACTCTGATGGAACAAATACTAATTTAGCTTTACTTAGAAAAGGAACTGTAAGTCAAACAGCTAATTACACAGCAGTCTCTGGAGATGTGGTATTTTGTGATACTCAAACTTCTGGAGCTTTTACATTAACTCTTCCCGCTTCTCCTTCTAATGGAGATGAAGTAACTATAATTGATAGTGCTGGTTTCGTAGCTACTAACAACTTAACTATTGGTAGAAATGGTTCTAAAATTAATGGAGCTACATCTGATAAAGTAGTGTCAACTAATGGTTTTGCATCAACTTTTATTTACACAGGCTCAACAAGAGGCTGGGTACCAAAAGAGAACTATTCATAGGAGCTAGCTTATGGCTCTTGCCGAATTTAAATTTCTTCCTGGAATTGATAAACAACAAACGCAAGTGGGCGCGGAAAGACGTTGGGTTAATTCTGATAACGTTAGATGGAGATATGGTTTACCTGAAAAGGTAGGAGGCTGGTCTTCTCTTTTGACAGACACAATTGTAGGTGTAGGTAGATCTCAACACGCTTTTACAGATTTAGATGGAAACCGATACGTGGCCATTGGAACAGATAAATTTTTATTAATTTATTATGAAGGTCAATTATATGACATCACACCTTTTCGTTCTAACAACGCAGGTGTTCAAATTACATTTACTAGTTCTACTTTAGCAACTAATAGCACTACAGTTAAAACTTGTACTATAACAACTAGCACTGCTCACGCTTTAGAGCCAGGAGATATGGTCGTATTAGACTCTGTAACTCTTCCTGGAGGAACAGGATTATCAGCATCAGATTTTGAAGATAAATTATTTCAAGTTTTAACCGTTCCCACATCTACTACTTTTACTATTAATTCTTTAAACCAAGCAAGTTCCGTAGTTGGCACAGGAGGAAGTATGACTGTGCAACCTTATGTAACTGTAGGCCCTGCTGAACAAACTTATGGATATGGGTTTGGTATTGGTGAATGGGGCGGAACTGTTTCTGGAGCTGTTACTACAACAGTTAACAACGGTGGCGTATTAGCAGCAGGAGCAAGTTCTGTTATATTAACCGACACATCGTCTTTTCCCTCTACTGCTGATGGTGGTGGAACAATTTTAATTGAAAACGAATTAATTACTTACACTACTAATACTACTGCTAGTAATACTTTATCTGGATTAGGTAGAGGAGCTCAAGGAACTTCAGATGTAGAACACGCTAACGGAGTGACAGCTACAAACGCTACAGATTATAACGGATGGGGTGCAGCTGTATCAGCGTCTACAGTAAAACTAGAACCAGGGTTATGGTCTCTTGATAATTTTGGACAAGTGCTAGTAGCAACAATAGCCAATGGAAAAACATTTACGTGGGACTCTAGTATAGCAGCTAATTTTTCAACAAGAGCATCAACCACAACAACTAATTTTATAACTACATCAGCACCTACAGCTGCAAGAGTGTCTATGATTTCACCAACAACAAGACACTTAATTTTATTTGGTACAGAAACCACAACAGGTACCCCCAGCACACAAGATGATATGTTTATTGCGTTCTCGGACCAAGAATCATTGAACACATTTACAGTTACTGCAGACAATAGTGCTGGTACACAAAGACTACAAGATGGAACTAAAATTATGGGAGCTATCAAAGCAAAAGATAATATATTGGTTTGGACAGATACAGCTTTATATACAATGAAGTTTGTAGGTGCACCATTTACATTTGGCTTTGAACAAGTAGGAACTAACTGCGGTTTAATAGGTAAGAATGCTGTTATAGAGATAGATGGTGTTGCTTATTGGATGAGCCCTAAAGGTTTCTTTCTATTTGATGGTACCGTTAAATCATTAGGATGTAGTGTAGAAGATTATGTATATAATGATTGTGACACTACTAAAGGCCAACAAATTACCGCTGGAGTAAATAATTTATTTACAGAAGTTAGTTGGTGGTATCCTACATCAGGGTCTTCGTTTAACGATAGGTATGTTGTATATAATTATGGTGAAAGTGTAGGTTCAAGAATACCGGGAGGAGTATGGTATATTGGAACTGAAGCTAGAACTTCGTGGATGAATGCTAAAATTTATCCTAATCCTTTTGCTCTTAAATATAATTCATCAGGCACAGGATCTTTCCCGACTGTTATTGGCGAATCTGGTTTAGGTTCGTCAACTTATTTTGAACAAGAAAAAGGAACAGACCAAGTTAATGCAGATGGATCTACTACAACAGTAACTTCTAATTTAGAGTCTTATGATTTTGATTTAGATTTACAAGGTAATGGAGAATACTTTTTATCAATAAGAAGATTCTTACCTGATTTTAAAACACTAGTAGGCACTGCAACATTTTCTTTAAACCTTAAAAACTTTCCTGCTAGCTCTGCATCAACTAGCACTTATAGTCCTTTTAGTATAACATCATCCTCTACAAAGTTTGATACAAGAGCTAGAGCTAGATTTGCAAGTATTAAAATACAAAACATATCTGCTGGTGAAGAGTGGAGATATGGAACTTTAAGATTAGATGTACAACCGGACGGTAGAAGATAATGAGTATAAGTAAATTATTTACATTTGTGGGACCAACAAACACCTCAACAAATTTTACGGATATAAATCAATTTGACAACATTACTAACACAGGAGTTAATCAAACTGGGGAAGGCATAATGGAGTTATTAAAAACAGGTGGAGAAAAATTTAAAAACGCTGCGGTTCCTATATTTAAAGATGTTGCGGGAAGAACGATTGCATCTCAAGCTTTAGGAAAAGCAGGTGTAAAGTTTAATCCATATTTAGGAATAGCAGGTTTGATTTTTGGCGGACTTAAAGGTGGAGACTTATTAAACCAACCTTATATAAGTGGAGTTACTACGGTAGATCAATTTGGAAATTTAATTAGTGGGGCAGAACTAGACAGACAAAATGCTTTAGGTGGTTACTACACTGATGCAGCTAGAGATTCTAGAAGAAGAGATCAAAGAATTGCTTTTATGGAAAAAAGAAAAGCACGATTAGGAGAGGAAGCAATTTCTGCGGCTAATTTAGCAAGATTAAAAGCACAACAAGCACGAGAAGAAGCTGCAAGACGAGCAGAGTTTAATAGAATGATGGAAGCAAGAAGAGCCATAGCGGATGCAGGTAGTGGTTTTGATGATTATGGTGCGGGACAAGCCGCGGGAATGGGATTTGGAGGAGGAAGAACTGACCCTACAGATAAGAGTTAATTATGGCAAAAGTAATAGTTAAAATACCAGAACCTAAAACCCAATATGATTTCTCTAACCAGAAACAAATATCAAGAGCTTTATCAGCTATTGTTGAACAACTTAATTCTACATTCTTACAGGATCAAAAAGAAGAAACTGAAAGACTAAACTGGTTTTTAACATAATGGCAAACGCATATAAAAATATTCAAAAAACAATTAATGCTGCAGGATCTGATGTAGATATGTATGAGTGTCCAGCAGCCACTACAGCTGTATTTAAATCAATAAGATTGTTTAATACCCATAGTGGAACTCTAACTGTAACAACAAAAGTATATGATAGTTCAAGCACAACAGATTTTGAGTTTAGTACTAATAATCCAACAGCTAGTGACAGTGCAGATATGTTAACATTTAATAACGTATTAGTTTTGGAAGCTGGTGATAAATTAAAAATGCAATGTGCAACAGCTGATAAAATTAAAATGACAGCTGCTGTGCTACAAATTAGTAGGTCATAATGCCATTTAGAGAAAAAGGGTCAGTTATTGTAAAAGATGTAAAGGGTCAAAAGGTAGAGGAGATTGAGAGTGAAACTATTATTACATTAACTAATAAGGTAACAGGACACGAATATATGTCAGATGAAGCAGCGGAGAGAGATGTAAATGATCCTAATACCTCAACTAAAAAGGAGGACTTGAGAAGAGACGTTACTATTGATATAAAGAAAATGCCTGATCTTTTCACAAAGACTGGCTTGTAAAACGTTGATTTTTTATATAGAGTATAAAATCCAGGTGAAATTCCTGCCTTTTTAAACAAACAATAATAATTATGGCTATAACTAGAATGCAATTACCCAGAGAAATGTACGCTAACGGAGAGTTAGTAGAGATGATGGACACAGAAACTTTAGAAGCTGGAGCTCCTAACCTTAGATTACGTGGAGATATGACTCCACAACCACAACCACAAATGGAAATGGAAATGGAATCAGCTGGTGGTATTTATAATCAAGGCAGTGACAGAAAAAACGCGTCAGCTGTTTGGAACAATATGGACCAAGGTGATAAAGAAATTTACGATTTTAATTTTGAAATATTTTTTCAAAGCGGTGATTGGATGGATTCGATTTTAGGTATGGGAGAGACAGAGGAAATGGATAGAATGCCTGCTGCAATGGGTGGTATTATGGATTTAGATGCTGGTAGACAAGGATACAAGTTTGGAAAATTTGTAAGAAAAATTACCAAAGCCCCTAAAAAAATTTTTAAAAAAACAACTAGCGCAATTAAAAAAATTGCAAAAAGCCCAATAGGTAAATTAGCGTTAGCTGCTGGTTTAGGTTATTTAGGAACCGCTGGAATTGGATCTATTGGATCAGGTCAAACACCTTTTCTGAAAAGATTTTCTCCAGAAATGTTTAAAAAAGGTTTAACTAAAATGAATCCTATAAGATTTTTGGGACAAACTAATCGTGAATCTAAATTTATTTTACCGAAAGCCAAACCGACAGCAACTAAACCAAGCATAATGCGAGACCTGGCTTTAATTGGTATTCCTTCTATTGTAGCAGGAGCATACACAGCAGCTCAACCAGAAGAAGATCTTGAAATGGAAATTTCAGAAAGACGTGGCACAGATGATGTGGTAGCACCTGTTTTAGCTAACCTTCCTGAGTTTAGATTTTTAGTTGAAGATGAATATGTCAAATCAGCAGATGGTGGTAGAATAAATAAAGCTGGTGGAGGTATTATGAATATGGGTGGAATGGAAATGGATTTAAGAGGCGGTGGTTTTGTGCCTATGGGTAGAGCAGAAAAAGCAGATGACGTACCAGCAAGACTATCGAAAAACGAATTTGTATTTACAGCAGATGCTGTTAGAGCTGCAGGCGGTGGAGACGTTGATCGTGGAGCAGACAAAATGTATAACACAATGAAACAACTAGAGAGCAGAGTAGTATAATGGCAATACAAGAAACTAGAACATTACCGGCACCGTTTATTGAAACATTAGGTAAAGATTTAGCAAAACAACTTCCTGCATTAACTGCACAAGCTTTAGATACTTCTAAATTTGCACCTAGTGTGGCACCACAAGACGCGCTTCAAACGCAAGCAGCTACAATGGCTGGCACAAGTGGTCAAGGTATTGGAGCTTTTTCACCTTACTTAACAGCAGCACAAGGATACACAGGCCCAACAGCTTACCAACAATTTATGTCTCCGTATCAACAAGACGTAATTGATGCGAGCTTAACAGAATTTGATGCACAAGCAGGAAGACAAAGACAAGGAATTAGAGATAGAGCTATACAAGCTGGAGCTTTTGGTGGCGGAAGAGAAGGAGCAGAGTTAAGTCAATATCAAGCAGCTTCCGATAGAAATAGAGCAATACTTCAATCAGGATTATTACAACAAGGTTTTGGTCAAGCACAACAAGCAGCGGCACAAGCTTTTGGTCAACAACAAGGACTAGCTAGTTTAGTGCCATCATTATACCAACAAGATATTGCGACTTTGGGATCAGTGGGCGCAACACAACAAGCCCAAGCGCAAGCTGAAAGAGATGCAACAAGAGAACAAAACAGAATGGCTGCCTTTGAACCATATGAAAGATTAGGTTTCTATCAATCAGGTGTAACTGGTTTGATGGGAGGATATCCAGGTCAGTATCAATTTAGTGCAATTCCAAATCCAACTCCATTACAAACAGGATTAGGAACAGCAGCTACGTTGGCTGGTATTTACGGAGCAGTTAGAAATCCAGGAACAGCAGCTACGTTTACTGGATTACAAAACTTCCTTGGTGGCGGAACAAGACCATAATGAATAGAATCTTAAGAAGACCTATGTTCAGAAAAGGTGGCTCTACCGAAAACCAAGGTATTATGGATGGTATGAGACAGAGATTCAACGAAGGTAAATTTGTACAAGAATTAAAAGATAGAGTAGCAGCTGTAAATAAACTTGCTCCATCACAGCCTGCAAGTTTAAATAATTTTTTAATAGATTTTGGTTTAGATCTTATGTCTAGATCACCTCAAGGTAATGTATTACAAACTGCAGCGTCCTCAGCAAGAGGTCCTTTCCAAAGATTTCAACAACAAAGAGCTCAAGAAGTAGCAGCTAATAGAAATTTAGTAGGTAGTTTAGCTAAAGGTATACAAGAGAGTAGAGGTAAAACATCTAGTCAATTATTAAGAGCTCAAGAATTATATACAAAAGGAGCTATAGATCCAAGAGATGGAAAACCTTACGATAGTGTTAAAGATGCGTTAGAATATGTTTCTCTTTCTGCAGCTGATCCAGCCAAACTTTCTATTGAAGGACAAAAAAAATATAGAAGAAGTGAGTTAGGAAAAGAAAATGTTATGGGTGAACAAGCTGACAAAATTATTCAATTTGAATTTGAAATTAAACCTATGATGGATGAAAAGCTTCCAGGTCATTCGGGAATGTTACCAAGTAGTGGAATAAAACGTAGACAACTTCTTCAACAAACTGCATCAGGAGCATACTTCTTTGATCCTCAAGATGGCTTAGTTAAACAGTGGGTTGGTTTTAATGCAAACGGTCAAGAAGGTTGGGATTATTTAGACCAAAAAACATTTGAATCTAAACCAGATTCTGAAGAAAGAGAAGACATTCAAGTTAGTGAAACACTAGAAAATTTTCCTGACGAACCAATGGCATAGGAGGATAGATGGCAGTAAAATATTCTAGCCCTTTATCCGGACCCGAGCTTAATAATGAAACAAATTTTTTTGTTTCAGGAGCAGCAGGTATTGCTTCAGGTATTATTAAAATTCCAGAAGGTGTTGTATCTCTTGCTGCAGAACTCATTGACCTCGGAGCAGGAACGGATGTAGCTGCAGACGTAGAAAAATTTTTTGACAAAATAAATCCTTTTGAAGAAATAGCTGATGACAGAGCTATTGGTAAACTTACAGAAGCCTTAATTCAAATAGGTGTACCCGGAGCTGCAGGTTTTAAAACTGCAACTAAACTAGCTGACAAAGCATTAAAAGCAAAAAGAAGTGGTAACTATGCTAATCTTAAAAACCCTAATCTACAGAAAGCTGTTAAAAAAGCTGGTGAGTTAAACCAAGCAGGTAAAACAAAAAGATTTGCTGCGGGTGTTGTGGGTGGTGCAGCAGGTGAAACTTTAGTAGCCGATGTAGAAAACATAGGAACTTTTGGTGATTTGTTTGGTGGCGGACCTACTGAACTTCAAGAAGAAACAGGGTTTGAGGACAACAGAGGCGAAGCTTTAAGAAAATTAATGAACAGGGTTAAGTTTGGTTCTGAGTCTTTAGCCATAACTCCTTTCGTATATGGTGTGGGCACAGGTGCCAAAGCTTTAGCGCAAAGAGGTAAAGACTTAGCATACAGCAATTCTCAATTTGAAAGATTTGTAGATAAGATTGGAAGCACTTTTAGAGCAAGAGGAGCTAAACCCCAAGAAATATTTGAAGCTAAGATGAGAGAGTTTGGTAGAAAATCAAGAGATGCTAATCGTGCTACAGAGCTTGTTAAAGGTATAGATAGAAACGTTGATGAAATGTTTGGTGGAGTACAAGGGGTGTTTGATAAATCTACAAGAGTTGAAAAAGATAAATTTTTAGGTCAAGTAAATGAATTGCTTTTTAGTGGTAATTTAAGAGGACGAATGGATCAAAGTCTTAGAAATACTATTTTAAAAACAATGAAGAAAAAAGGAATTACTGAAGAAAACCAACAATTGTTAATGCAATCTTTAACAGGGGCAAGAAAAGAGTTTGCTGGTTTATTAGATCTTACAGCAAAATCACCTGGTGTGGGTAAAACAGAAAGTAAAGTAAAAAATTTAGAAGAAATAATGGGGGACAGAGTTAAACAATATCTCGGTAATACTTATAAAATTTTTGAAGATAAATCTATTATTCCTTTTGCAAACTATAAACCAACCGATCAAGCTATAAACAATGCAATGAAAATTTTTAAAAGATATGGAAAAAAAGCTACAGGTAAAAGATTAACTAATCAAGAAGCCAGATATATGGTTGATAAGGTTTTACAGACAGCGAGACAAAGTAATCCTAAAACTCAATTACCAAGATTTAAATATACCAACCTAACTCAAGGTGCAACTAATCCAGAAACATTTAAAAACTTTGTAAGAACAGTAGAGAAGGGAAAATACTTTACAGATCGTGGAGGACCTACCGTTATAGGTCAAGGTAGTAAAGCTTTCAGAGAACTGTTCGGTAAAATAGAAGACCCTAGATATTCTATTTATAATGGAATGACAAAAATTTCTGCTATGGCAAGAAAAAATCAATTGTTTGGAGAGATAACACAAATGAATGATGATTTAATTAAACAAGGTAAAAGAGGATTTTTCTTTGATGATGAATTAAAAGCAGCAAGAGCTTTACCTAATCAAGACATAGTTAAATTAGATAGTTATCTAGATCCTTTAGTTAAGGACGGAAATTTAGTTAACCCATTAAAAGGATATTACACTACCAAATCAATTGCAGAAGGTTTAGGAAATGCTGATAAAGTTTCTAAACTAGTTAGAGGAGAAAGAGAAGGAGCCAACATAGCAGAGAGAGGCATCTCTTGGTTATGGAGAAATTTACTTTTATATCCTAAAGGAATATCTCAAATATCTAAAACTGTTTTATCCATACCAACCCACTTACGAAATTTTTTTAGCGCAGGAGCATTTGCTGGTGCCAATGGAGTCCTGTTTGAAAATCCAGCGTTAGTTGCAAAATCATTTAAAGATGCTTTTGGCCCTTTGCAAGTTGGAACAAGATCAGCTGCAGGCAATAAAAGGTACCAAGAACTTTTAGAACTAGGAGTGGTTAACTCTCAAGTTCAAATAGGAGATCTTAAAAATCTTTTAAAAGATGTTAAATTTGGTGAAACTGTCCAAAATATGGATGGTATTTTAAAACCAATGATCAACAAATTTAAAAACGTCGGTAAAACATTTCAAGATTTATATGTAGCAGAAGATGATGTGTGGAAAATTACTAACTTTGCTGTGGAAAGAAACAGACTACAAAACGCTTATGCAAAAGCTAAGCTAAAACCATCCGCCAAAGCTTTAGACGAAGAAGCTGCCAACATTGTTAGAAACACTGTTCCTAATTATGCTTACGTATCAGATTTTGTAAGAGCTATGAGAGCAATACCGTTTGGTAACTTTATGTCATTTCCATCTGAAATTTTTAGAACCACAACTAACATAGCTAAACGAGGATTAAGTGAGATAAGAGATCCAATTACTGGTAAAATAAATCCTTTGACTAGCACAAATCCATTGAAAGCAGTAGGAATGAAAAGGTTAGCTGGAATGGCTACTACACTAGCTGTTGTCCCATACACAGCACAAAAAGGTGCACAAGCGTTATACAACGTCACCAATGAACAACTAGAAGCTTTAAAAAAATTCGTACCAGAGTGGTCTAAAAATTCTGTAATTTTACCTGTAAGAGATGAGGACACTGGTAAACTTAAATATATAGATTTTAGTCATAGTAATGCTTATGACACCGTAGCAAGACCTTATTTAACTTTGTTAAATAATATTCAAGCGGGTATTGATAACGAAGAGGTACTAATGAAAGGTTTTGTAAAAGGTGTACAAGAGGCCGCTGGTGAAGTAGCCGATCCATTTATTTCTGAGTCTATTTTTACAGAAGCTTTATTTGATTTAACAACAAGAAGAGGTAGAACAGCAGACGGAAGAGAATTATACACAGACGAAACTCCTGAAGGTGATAAAATTGATATTCAAATTAGACATTTAGCTAAAGCTTTATTACCTAGTATGAGACAATACGAAAGATTAACAAAAGCTGGTCTTGATATACGTGGTAAAAGAGGTGAAAAGTATGAACTACCAGATGAGGTTCTTGGTTTTGCAGGGTTTAGACCAGTTCCAGTTGATCCAATAAAATCTATGGGTTTTAAAATTTCTGAATATCAAGATGGTATTAGAAATGCTAGAAAAGAATTTACTGGTGGTGCGTTTGGAGTTTTATCAGGTGGTGAAAAAACACCTCAACAAGTTTTAGATAGATACATTGCATCTAATCAAGCTAGATTTAAAGTTCAGAAAAAAATGTACGAAGATTTAAAAGCAGCTGAAATATTGGGAACAGAAGACAGTGAACTTTTTGGAGAATTTAGAGACAGACAAATAAGTGCAAGAACTTACAACGCATTATCGCAAGGAATGTTTGATCCTTACTATCCTTCAAGAGGAGTGATAAGTAAATTCCAAGAAATTGCAGATGATTTAGGTGGTATAAATCCATTTACGGAAATACAACCTATTATAAACGATTTATATCAAGATCTTAATGGATTAAGTTTAGATATGGATTTTGAAATAGAAGAAGGTTACGAAGACATAGAAGAATTTATAAGTCAGGCCCCACCTTTACCACAACAACCACAGCCAGTTGTGCAAAGTCCAGTATTAACGGGACAAATTAATCCACAAACAAGGTTGACACAAACAGAAACAGCGTTATTGTCACCAATGGAACAACTTATAAGACAAAGAAGTAGAACTTAATGGCAATAGAACCTAAAACAACAAGAGAACATATTGTATCCCTCTATGGACACGTAAAGGGTGTGAAGAGAGACATTAGTCATATGCACAAAGGTATTCACGAATTGGGCGGCAAGATAGATAAAATCTATTGGGTTCTTTTAGCTACGGTGGGGGCTGTAGCACTTCAACTATTTCAACATTTTTTAGGATGAAATTAACAGCTAATTTTACACTCGACGAATTAATTAAAAGCCAAGTTGCTGAACGTAAAGGTATTAACAATAACCCTAGTCCAGAACAAATAGAAAATTTAAAAGCTCTAGCTGTAAATATTTTACAACCGGTTCGATCTCATTACAACACAGCACTACAAATCTCTAGCGGTTTTAGATGTGCAGAACTTTGTATAGCGATCGGCAGCTCAATCAACTCACAACACGTAGCAGACGACAATGCAGCTGCAGCTGATTTTGAAATTTGGGGTAAAGATAATAAAGAGGTGGCTTCGTTTATCAAATCAGAGCTAGAATTTGACCAACTTATACTTGAGTTCTACAAAGAGGGGGAACCAAACTCTGGTTGGATACACTGTAGTTATTCTTCTAATCACAATAGAAATCAATGTTTATATGCGAGTCGTGGTAAAGACGGTAAAACACAATACACTCCTTGGTTAGAATAAAAATTTTGCGCGCCTCGCGTGTAAGTCCTACTAAATCCAGGATCTAATTTCTTCTCCCATCACTTTAGAAGCTATATTTATCTTTCTTCGTAAAGATTTTACAATATTGGTGTCTATTGTATCATCTGCTATAAGATCTATGTATGTCACTGATTTCTTTTGTCCTATTCTATGTGCTCTGTCTTCTGATTGCATTCTTTTTTCTAGATCATACCCATTAGAATAATAGATTACAGTATTGGCAACAGTTAAAGTCAAGCCATAACCACCTGTTTGTGGCGTTCCTACAAAAAATCTACATTTATCTTTTTTCTTAAAGTCTTCTAATGCTTTGTCTCGTTCTTCGGGAAGCGTTTTACCGTAGTAATGAACCACGGAACCCGGACCATATTCTTTTTCTATTTCTTTTACTATTGTTTGCACATCGTGTTGATAATGGGCCCATATAATGGATTTACCCTCTACTTCATCTAATACATCCATTAGTTCTACAATACGATTGTTCTTTATGTTTTGTATTGAACCATCATCAGATGTAAAATGACCACAAGTTATTTGATGTAGTCGCATAATTTGCGTAAGTGCTGTTGCAGTTGTAACTGTTTTTCCATTTAGTGTAGCTAATGCTTCTTGTTTCATTTGTTTGTATACTTTAAGTTGTTCTGGTGTAAGCGTAATTTCTCGTTTCATATATATTTTAGCGGGTAAATCTAAACAATCTTCTTTCAATACTCTGTATGAAAATGGTCTTAATTTTTCTGTTAATTCATCTAAACGTTGAAATCCTACTACTAAATTAATAGAACGCCCTGCTATTACTGTTTGTTTCATTAATGCATATCTTGTTCTAAATGAATAGTATGAACTATGATCTAGATGATAAGGATCTAAAAAATCACATTGTGTATATAAATCTAATGGATTTTTAGTTACAGGAGAACCAGTCATTACCCTTCTATAGTTAGAAATTTTTCTTAATGCTAAAATATTTTTAGTTCTTTTTGCTTTAGGGTTTTTTATTGTTGTGCTTTCATCAATAGCCACAAGAGCATTGTGTGCGATTAAAAAATCCATAGCAAAATTTTTACCTTTATCTGTGCTAAAAGCTTCTACATTCATAATTAATATATGAAGTTCGTGACCTGTAGCCATAACACTTTTTAATTTTTCGAATTGTTTTTTATTAATATTTGCTTGCCACAATACGGACACACTTTCTATGTGTGTGGGTAAATGAGCAGGCAACTCCTGATTGTACCAAGTTCCAATAACACCTTTGGGTGCAATAATAAGTGCACCATTAATTTTTCCCCTATCATACAACATAGCCATATTATCAATAAGAACTTTAGTTTTACCCGTACCCATTTCCATAAAATAAGCAAACGATTCTTTGTTCCACGACTTTTCTAAAGCAGTGATTTGATGCTTATACGGCTTCGTCTTAAATTTGTAATTCATTTTATCTTTCTATTGACTTCTTATATCAAATCTATTATATAAGTCAATATGAGAAAGACACAAGGTAACGACATATTTAGTTCTATTAAATGTGGTCCGGCTCAAGATAAGCCGAACCCTTCTTCTACTGTTTATGTAATTCAAGAAATTGCAGGTTCAAAAGAAGGTAGACCTAAAATTAATATTATGGGAGCTGCTAACTACGGTTCATTTAAATTTTTATTACCAGAACTTTCTCAAATTATATTTTCTCCGGGGCCTCTCATCTTTAAATTAAGAGAGGGGCTCAAAAAATTTTCTGAAAATGATTATTTATTATTAACAGGAGATCCTGCTATTATTGGCGTAGCGTGTTCTCTAGTTTCCGACATTACAAATGGTAAATACAAGTTATTAAAATGGGACAAACAAGAGAGAAAATATTATCCAATAGAAATAAATCTACACGAGAAAGGAACATCACAAAAATACGCTTATGAACAAAATTAATTTTGAACAAGATCAAGAAGAAATTATAGATAAAACAAAGAACATAAATAAACTTGCGGATAAAATAAAACAGATGCAAGGTTTACAAAAAGACATAGAAACTAATGAAGAATATGTCAAACAAAAGAAAAAAGAATTAGATCATATTTCAGGAGAAGTCATACCCACTATGTTATCGGAGATGGGTTTATCTTTTCTTAAACTACAGGACGGATCTTCTGTAGAGGTTAAAACAAATTATAGCGCCACTATAACACAAGCAAAAAAAGAAGAGGCGTTTAACTGGCTTCGTCAGAACGGATTGGGCGACATCATTAAAAATGAAATAGTCGTCTCCTTTGGCCGATCTGAGGATGACAAGGCAGCAGCATATGCTGAACTTGCGAAGGGTCAAGGGCATCAACCGACACAAAAGTTGAAGGTTGAGCCTATGACCCTGAAAGCGTTAGTCCGTGAGCGAATCGAAGGCGGCAAAGAAATGCCAACGGAACTTTTCAACATATTTGTTGGAAATAAAACAACAATAAAAAGGAAACAATGACAATGAACAAAGAAGCAAATATCACGAAACGTGATCAAGGAGGCGCAGTAGCTACAACTTTATTTGAAGCTGATGCAGGTCAAGGAGTCCAAAACATAAAGCAAGATGATCTTGCTCTACCGTTTTTAAAAGTACTTGGCCAATTATCCCCAGAGTGTAATAAGAGGGACGCCAAATATGTCAAGGGGGCAGAACCTGGTATGATAATCAACACTGTTACAAACGAAGTGTTTGATGGCGAAAAGGGGATAAATGTTTTGCCGGTATATTACAAAAGACAATATATCGAATGGCAAGACAGAGGTGAGAGTTCAGGAGCACCTGTGCATATATATGAAGCAGGAGATGATATTCCGCAAACTACAAGAGACAAGGGTAATAAAGATAGATTAGCTAATGGCAACTATCTTGAAAATACTGCAAGTCATTTTGTGGTTGCACTCGGCAATACACCATCAACAGCTTTGATTTCTATGAAAGCGACTCAATTAAAAATTAGTCGTAAATGGAATTCAATGATGATGGGTATGAAGATGCAGGGTAAAAACGGATTGTTTACTCCACCAACATATAGTCACATTTACAATTTAAAAACTGTGCAACAGTCTAACGACAAAGGCACTTGGTTTGGTTGGGATGTTTCTAAAGTCGGTCCTGTGACAGATGCGAATACTTACGAGATTGCGAAAACGTTTTCTAAAAGTGTCGGTAGCGGCGCTGTGAAAGCGAAACACGGATCAGAAGAATCTAACTCATCATCAACACCATATTAATTAATTCATTCGATCAGGATGAATGGGTATGGGGCGGCTAAGCGAGAGTGGATCCGCCCTTACCAACATAAGGAGTTATGAAAAATTTTATTGATTTATTTTCTGGATTACAAAGAGCGCACGGATGCACATACGTAGAAAAGAAAAATGCTGACGGAACTAAAATAAAAGGCAAGTCATTTGTTAAACGTGAACCTGTAACTGATAAACATTGGCAAGATCATTTAAAAGGAATAGAACCTAGTCTAGGTATCATACCTATTAACGAAGAAAATCAATGTAGATGGGGATGCATAGATGTAGATAAATATAATTTAGATCACAAAAAAATCATTGATCTTATAAACAATAATCATTTACCTTTGACTATGTGTCGTTCAAAAAGTGGAGGAGCACATATATTTTTATTTACTACGGTTCCAGTAGACGCATCTTTGATGAGAGATAAACTAAGTTCTATTAGTGCATTTCTAGGATTTGGTAATGCAGAAGTTTTTCCAAAACAAGTTGAATTAAAATCGGAAGATGATACAGGAAATTTTTTAAATTTACCATACTTTAATTCTGAAAAAACAACAAGATATGCCTTTAATTTTAAAGGCGAAGCAATTACAATATCGCAATTTTTTTTAGCAATAAAAAGATTAACTCCAGAAGAATTAGAAAAATTAGAACTAACAAGACCTAAATCAGAATTTAGTGATGGTCCTCCGTGTATAGAATCTCTTACACAAAATAAATTAAACGATGGAAGAGATAGGGTTATTTATCAATACATACAATATGCAAAAAGAAAATGGCCAGAAGAATGGCAAAAACATATAAATGCTTTTAATTATAAATACTTTGACCCACCTTTAGATGACAAAACAATCCAAGACAAAATAAAATACCACGAGAAAAAAGAATTAGGTTTTAAATGTAATGAAGATCCTATGTGTAATCATTGCGATAAAAAACTATGTTTAACAAGACCTTTTGGAATTAAAGGTCAGTCTTTATTCCCTGATTTAAATGATTTACAAAAAGTTAATCTTGATGAACCTTATTATTGGGTAAACGTTGATGGTGAAAGAGTTAGATTAAAAGACACTTCTTATTTACAAGAACAAAGATTATTTCAAAGAGCTGTAATGGAACAAGTAAACAAGGTTCCACCTACATTAAAGAAAAAAGAATTTACAGATATGGTAAAACTTTTGTTTGCTGGGATAGAAATTGTAGAACCACCTATGGGTTCATCTAAAGTAGAACAGTTATTAGATCACCTAGAAGAATTTTGCACAGACAGAACTGCAGCAGGTGCGAAAAGACAAGATATGTTATTAGGTAATGTGTGGACACACGAGGGTCAACATCATTTTGTATTTAGAGAATTTTTTAATAAGTTTTTATTAAAAAGAAGATGGAATGAAAAATATGATGAGACTCTATTATTGTTACGTGATAAGTGTGGGTGTGAAATTACCAGAGAAACTATAGGCAAAAAGAAAATAACAGTGACTACAATTAAAGAATTTACTAAAGAAGATAATGTTTACCGACCGAAACAATTTAAACCTAAGGATGCGTTTTAATGAAAACAATTGTATTAGGACCACCAGGCACAGGAAAAACTTTTACTTTGTTAGAAGAGATGGAAAAACATTTAAAGAATACTGATCCGGACAAAATTGGATTTTTTTCTTTTACACAAAAAGCTGCGTACCACGCAAGAGATAGAGCTGTAGATAAATTTAATTTAACAGAAGATGATCTTCCATACTTTAGAACTTTACACTCTTTGGCATTTAAAAGATTAGGAATAAAAAAAGAACAGGTAATGCAAAAAAGACATTACATAGATCTTGGTAAAAAGATTGATATGAAAGTAGATTACAATGAGTACGATGAAGATCAAACAGGACTATTCACAACTAACAGTGAGTATTTAAGAATTATACAATTAGCTAAATTGCGTAACATCACACCAGAACAACAATATAATTTAAGAGAGCATACTCAAGATTTATCTGTGAGAGATTTAAAAATTTTAGCAGGAGAAATTGAGTCTTACAAAAAACAATACAACTTAATCGATTTTAACGATATGATTTTAAATTTTATTAAATCCGATGCATCACCTAAGTTTGACGTAGTGTTTATAGATGAAGCGCAAGATTTATCTCGTATGCAATGGGATATGGCAAAATCTATATGGAATAAAACAGGAGATAGTTATATTGCAGGTGATGATGATCAAGCCATATTTAGATGGGCTGGCGCAGACGTAGATAGTTTTATCACACAAAAAGGAAAGTTTTTAAATCTAACACAATCTTACAGAATACCTAAAGTTGTGCACGATTTTGCTATGAATATTGTTGGTAGAATATCGAATCGTTTACACAAAGAATGGTCACCAAAAACAGAAAAAGGATTGCTATCTTATTATAACGACTTTCAACACATAGATATGTCAAAGGGAGATTGGTTGGTTTTAGCAAGAACTAGATTTATGTTGAATGAACTTGAAAATGTTTTATACTCAAAAGGAATGTACTACAGAAATAAATTTAAGAAAGATTATGAAAAAGATTTATATCAAGCAGTAACTGATTGGGAAAATTTACGTAATAATAAATTTTTAAGCACAGATCAAATTAACAGAGTTGCATCCTATATGAGCCCTAATCATTTTCAAAAAGAAAACTTACAATATTTAGATAAAGAAGGAATGTATGGTATGAATGATCTATATAATAACAAAGGATTGAATACTCAAAAAGTTTGGTACGAGGCATTTGATAATGCACCCGATCATCAAGTAAGATACATTAGAAAAATGAGAGAGAATGGAGAACAATTAAATAAAGACCCTAGAATTACGCTATCAACAATACACGGAGTTAAAGGTGGAGAATCACAGAATGTAGTGTTACTAACTGATCTCAGTAAAAATACACAACAAAATTACGAAAGATATCCTGATGATGAAAACAGATTATTTTACGTAGGTGCAACAAGAACTAAAGAACATCTACACGTTATTAGACCAAAAGATATTTATAAAAGTTTTAAAATATGAAAACTAAGGCATATAAAAAACAAATTGGAGGATCTCACTATCAATCGATGATCATTCAGCCTAGCGAGTTTATAAATAAAAATAACATACCGTTTGCAGAAGGGAATGCTATTAAGTATTTGTGTAGGCACAAGCAAAAAAATAAAAAAGAAGATTTATTAAAAGCCATTCATTATTGTGAAATGGCAATAGAGAGGGACTATGGCGACGACAATCTTTAAACCACAAACAGAGTGGTTACCACCCACAGACTTTCCAGATCTTGGAAAGTATGACGAGATAGCAATAGATTTAGAAACAAAAGACCCTAACTTAAACAAAAGAATGGGATCAGGATCTGTTGTAGGTGTAGGTGATGTTGTTGGTATATCTTTATCGACAGGTAATTGGTGTGCATACTATCCCATAGCTCACGAAGGTGGTGGTAATATGGATCGTAAGATGGTTTTAAAATGGTTACAGGATCAGATGAATCACAATTCAACCAAGATATTTCATAATGCAATGTATGACGTGTGTTGGTTACGTAGATTAGGTATTAAAATTAACGGTAATATAGTTGATACAATGATTGCATCTGCGTTGATAAATGAAAACAGATTACGTTATGATCTTAATGGAATTTGTAGAGATTATTTAGGTAAAGGTAAAGATGAAACAGCTTTGTATGAAGCTGCAAAGTCTTGGGGTGTAGATCCTAAAGCAGAGATGTACAAACTCCCTGCAATGTACGTTGGTGCTTACGCGGAGCGTGACGCCCAACTCACATTTGAGTTGTGGCAGGAGTGTAAAAAAGAAATATTACACCAGGACCTAGGATCTATCTTTGATCTAGAAACTGATTTATTTCCGTGTCTAGTTGATATGAGGTTTCTCGGTGTACGTGTAAATCAAGAACAAGCAGCGATCGAAAAGAAAACATTAATAGAACAAGAGAAAAAAATGCTAGGTGAAGTGTTAGCAAGTACGGGGATAGAAGTACAAATCTGGGCTGCAAGATCTATTGCCAAAGTGTTTGAGAAGTTAGGTTTGCCCTACGACAGAACAGAAAAGACTGGAGCACCATCATTTACCAAGAACTTTCTAGCGAATCACCCACATAATGTGGTCAAATGCATAGCAAAAGCACGTGAGATCAATAAAGCTCATACTACATTTATAGATACCATTCTAAAGTATAGTTTAAACGGCCGTATCCACGCGGAGATTAACCAATTACGTGGTGATGGCGGTGGGACAGTCACTGGTAGATTTTCGATGAATAACCCTAATCTACAGCAGATTCCGGCACGTAACAAAGACCTCGGACCACGGATCAGATCATTGTTCTTACCAGAGGAGAACCATACTTGGGGTTGCTTTGATTATAACCAACAAGAACCACGTCTAGTTGTGCACTATGCAGCTCTACAAAACCTGTATGGTGTTGATGATGTTGTACACGCTTATCTTCAAGGTGATGCAGACTTCCACCAGATTGTATCTGATATGGCTAACATACCTAGATCACAAGCTAAAACAATTAATCTTGGTTTGTTTTATGGTATGGGTAAAAATAAATTACAAGCAGAGCTCGGTATAAACAAATTACAAGCTGACCAATTATTTAAACAGTATCACAGTAGAGTTCCATTCGTTAAACAATTAATGGATGCTGTAATGGCAAGAGCACAAGATCGTGGTCAAATCAGAACATTAAAAGGTAGACTCTGTAGATTTCATCTATGGGAACCAAATCAGTTTGGTATTCATAAAGCATTGCCGCACGATGCAGCGCTCGCGGAACACGGACCAGGGATCAAAAGAGCATACACATACAAAGCTTTGAATAGATTAATACAAGGATCGGCTGCTGATATGACAAAAAAAGCTATGATAGAATTACACAAAGAGGGAATCATACCGCATTTACAAGTGCACGACGAATTAGATATATCTATATCATCTGAAAAAGAAGCTCAGAGAATAAAAGATATTATGGAGTCTGCAGTAGAACTTGAAGTTCCTAACAAAGTAGATTATGAATTTGGAAAGAACTGGGGCGAAATAAAATGAGGATTTATTATGGCTTATTTAAATGCAAACATACCTGTACAATATGCACAGATAAAAAGAGAATATCTTTATG